ATGATGAGTTTGTTACCGATGTATGGCGCATCTTGGATGCAGCAGGCAATCTTCTCATTAAGAAACACCACGATTACGGTCCTAAGAACATCAGCCTTAGTCCAGGTGGACCTCTTAATGGTCTGCGTGTACGTATGTGGGACAAGGTCGCCCGAATTAACAACCTTATTGATTCTAACGTTAACCCTAGTAATGAATCTCTGCGTGATAGCTTCATTGACCTTCTAAATTATTCTGCTATTGCAATGATGGTCCTCGATGGGACTTGGCCCGAAGAGTGACCAAAGGTTTTACGACAGGTATGCGTACATCATTAGATGATACGTGGACTACACCCAAAGATTTCTTTGATGAGATAAACAAAGAGTTTAACTTTGGCTTAGATGCTGCAGCTTTGCAGGCTTCCACTCTTGTACCTGATAACTGGTATGGTCCTGATCATCCTGACGTATCACGTCGTGATGCACTTGCTAGAGCGTGGCACAAAGATACAGATAAAACTATTTGGTTGAACCCACCTTACGGACGAGTCATTAAACAATGGGTTGCTAAAGCCGCTGAAGAAGCGCGTGGGGGGGGGATTGTCGTGTGTCTAGTACCAGCTCGAACTGATACCTCTTGGTGGCACGACAGTTGCATTATGCACGAGGTTAGATTCTTACGTGGACGATTAAAGTTTGGTGGTTCAAAGAACTCTGCACCATTTCCTTCTGCGTTAGTGGTGATGCGATGACTGATATTCACCCAATCATCAACGATCTGGTACCAGCAATGGCTAACAGTATCTTTCAACAGTTTAAGTTATATGTTGAAGCAGATGATGTACGTCAAGAGTGTTTGATGTGGGCAATGAGCCGCACAGATTATATTAATGAACAGTTAAACGTAGAAGATAATGAAGAGCGTAAGCATAACGAACAGCGTATAGCGTGGCAGATGAGGCGTGTAGCAGAGCGATACGCACGCAAGGAGAAGGCTGCTAAGGCTGGCTATCACATTACTGATGAAGCCTATTATGAGAGTGCTACCGTTGCTCAGCTTCTACCTTTTGTTATTGCATCCATCATAGACGGTACAGTGTTAGAGCAGGCACAAGAGATGATACGTGATGGACAACCAAAGGGGTCGTCTAGTCCAGCAGAGGGTGGCAACCTACTTGCTATGTTATTTGATATTAAGAAGGCTTTCTTAAAGTTAGACGAGAAGCACCGCACGATACTTACTTACCGTTACCACGAGAACTTTACCTTTGCACAGATGTCTATGTTACTAGAGTGCGCCATATCTACTGCTGATCGCAGATGTAATACTGCAATGCGTAAGTTACTCAATGAACTAGGCGGTGACTCACCATTCAGATAATGAAAGAGGCTGACCTCTTCGAGTTTCTCAAGCAAGACATATACCCTGACTTAGTTAAGAGTGAGGGTACCTACGACGCCTTCGACTGTATCAGTTACAAGGCAGGTCACTTCATTGAACTCAAGTGCAGGATTACTCACTACTCAGACCTGCTCATAGAGCAGATGAAGTACCGCAAGCTGATAGAACTAGCAGTGCAGTACAACCTGCTTCCGTTCTACATTAACTCTACTCCTCTTGGCATCTACTCCTTTGATATCAACGAGATACCAGAGCCAGAGTGGGTAACACATCTGATGCCAGCGAGTACTGAGTTTGATAACAGAAACAAGGTACCAAAGATAGTTGGTTACTTGGAGATAGGTGAGGCTATCAAGTTATGATGTATGACTATAAGTGTGATACCTGTAAGAGTGAACTCACTATCGAACGTAGCATCCACGCTGAGGCTAATGCACCTATCTGCTTTGACTGCCATACACCTATGGATCGTGTCTATGGCGTAGGTGGTATCAAGTTCAACGCACCTGGATTCTACTCTACTGGAGGCTAACGTGGCTGACTATCCTAATTGGTTTGCTAAGAGTGCAATAGATAACTTCGCAACGTATCTGATACAAGATAAAGGTTTGCCTAACCTACGTTATCTTCAGCTCGGTGCTTTTACTGGCGATGCTAGTGCTTGGTTAATGGATAACATACTTACCGATGATACTTCCTACCTTACTGACGTTGATACGTGGGAAGGTAGCGATGAAGATGAACACAAGTCTATGGACTTTGATGATGTTATGAACACTTACCTTAATCGTTTAGGCGACTCTGAAAAGTACAGTAGATGCTACAACTACCGCACCACTACAACTAACTTTCTCTTATCAAGGTTGGCAGAACAGAGAGAACATCTCGTTGAATACGATTTCATCTACATTGATGCAGACCATACAACAGTAGGTGTCTTGCTCGATGCTGAACTAAGTTGGCCTCTGCTTAAGTCCGGTGGCATTATGGCTTTTGATGATCTTACGTGGGGCGCTGACTTGCCTCCTTCTCAGTCGCCTAAAGCTGGCATCCTCCTCTTTGCTGAACGCCATAAGGAAGAGTTTGATTTGATAGTTGCTAACACTCAGTACTGGATTAAGAAAAAGTAAAGCCCCGCTGGAAGGGTGACTAACAGCAGGGCCTTACATCCGATTGGAGGTCGCTAGATTATTCTAACATACTCTCTAGGCAATCAAGACATTTGCTCTCATCCTCTACAACTTCATCGTTTCCACACTCATCACAGATTTTAATACCATCCGTTGCGATTATGGAACTTGATAGCGAGGCACGCAGATTTTCGATAACGGTGTTCAAGGTATCGTAGGCCGTGAAGGATCTGAATTGTAGATTCTCCACTGCGTTCTCTAAGGAGTTGAGCAATTCCGTAAGCTGACGATCTTGGTTTGCCCGATGAATCTCTTGGGCGAGCAAGGTGGTCGAAGCGGGATTCACGGGTCCAAAGGGTGACGAGGCACCGGACTTCTTGTCTACTGTAACCGAGTGCTTTTGCGTAACTAATCGCAAGTGCCTTGTTCTCACGCTTCTCCTCCATTGTTGCCTTCGTTCTCTCCTTCATTACGGAAGGTGGCAAAGGGTGCGGCCTTTGACGCTCCTCGTAACTTGGTATTGAGATCAGGAGGAACGTCAGTATTCCCAGAAAGATCAGTCCACTTCTTACCTTGTTGTTCATCGGCTTGCATCTCCAATTCGAGTATCTGTTTATATTCATCCGGATACTTGTGAGCCAGTCGTACAAGCGCACGATCCCTTACACGTCGGTAATTTCTGTAGTAGACGGCCCACTTGATGGCCGCCTTCTCCCTCTTCTCCTTCGGATCAGTCATTAAGTTTATCTCCCACTACTAGGACTACATAGAAGAGTACCATTACTGCGATAATTCCCAGAATCATAGGACACCTGCCAGCGTAGCGAATACGATCTTGGTGATATCCACAGGTTGGCCCACCAACATCGCGTCCTCTCCCTCTGAGTCCCACCCTGATACCAATAGGCGTGAGTTGATAGGGCTACGGCGTAGCCACTTGACCGCCTCCACCGGATCACTGCCGCCCCACTCCGCTATCCCTTGTGCATCCACCACTTCATAGAAGGTGAATAGCGGCGATACTTTCGGGTGAAAGGCTATTACTTCACTCATTGCTCTCTCCCTCTCTCTTATTCTCGATACCTACGCGGCTAAGTGCGTAGACCATACGTTCTAGATTCTTCATTGCCTCATATGAGTTCGCATCTTCTAATTGTTGCAAGGCAGTAGCCTTACATAGATCTGCCTTCGCTTGCCAGTATTCCTTTGTTGGTTCAGTCATTGTAGTACTCCTCCATTGTGTCGTAGGTTGAATCTTCCGGATCATCCGGATCTCTGTAATTAACTCCGCCCCCGCAATCCTCCTCATTACAACAGCGTACGTTGCAAGGATCTTCACACTCTTCTGTGCAATCCTTAGCGTCTAAGTGTTCGTATCGGATCCAATCACTGCCGCATTGTTCACACGTATATCCATCGTGCTCACTCACTCCGGTACGTACTGCACCGGTGGCAATAGGATCATCTAATGGCGGCTCATAGTTCATACGCTCACCCCGTTCAGTAATTCAAGAGCAGAAGATAGCGTTTCGGTTATCTCCTCCTCCCTCCCATTGAATTCACCATCACCTAAGTAACCGTACTCCCATTGCTTCGCTTCATTATCGTAGATCGTGCCATTAGGAAAGAATTGCTCCTCAGATTCGTAATCTATTGACCAACCCTCCCCCTCTTTATACACAATTACGTACGTATATTCTTTACTCATTGCTCACCCTCCTCTTCTGTACACTTATGGAATTCCCATAAGCCTTGCTTCATCTCATCCCCGCACCAATTGCATTGCATCATTTCTTCCACCCTCCCACTCTATAAATTTCATAATCTTCAAGCCAGAAGCCCTGTAGATCTTCTTCATTCTGGCAGTCAATAGTTGTATCCTGATCTAATAGATCTCCATAATTTCCCATTAAGGCGCGGATCGCTCCACGTCTAGTCCGGAATTGCTTCTCTTCATAGTAGGTGAAATTCTGCTCACCCTCTTCATTATAAAATACCGCTTTAATAGCCCACTTCTTCATCACTTTCCCTCACTCTCTGTTAAACGTGCAGTAATTTCCTCTTCAATATCATTGGGATCTTGCTCCCAATCGCCGATCTCTTCCGCTAATTCAATAGCCTCTTCGATACTATCGGCCTCCACTTGCTGGTAAAAGCCGTGAGTACGTGTCTGAAATACGTCATATTTAGGCATTACTTTCCCTCTCCCTCTTCTATTGGATCACTATACGTTAAGTGACTTGCGACCGGATCGCCAAAGTCATCCACTATATATCCATCGAATATCTCTCTCGCTCCCTCTTCACTATCTGCTTCAATAGTAAATTCGTAGGTGTTCACTTGCGTTATTTCATACACGTATTTTTTCATCGCTCACCCTCTTCAATTGGATCCAAATTGGTATCGTAGGCCACCCCACAATTAGGGCAATCTATCTTCATCATCTGGCCATTGCCATATGCTTCTAGTGTAAGTGTGATCTCGCTATCGCAATCATCGCATAATGGCTTCACGCGGTGGCCTCTTCCATCTCATAATTAGATTGAAGCAATTGGTCAACCAATTCACGCACCGCATCTAGTGCCGCTGCGTGCGCCTTCTCCATATGAGAAGGGTTATAACGTGCCGCAATTACCGTACCGGCTAGGCGGTTAAAGTCATCGTGCATCCGGTGGCGCTCAAAATAGATCCCGCTATCGCCACTCGCTTCCACCGTACACTCGCTAATTATGCTCCAATAGGCCTTCTTCACCTTATCGTGATAGGTGTACACCTTCACGCGATAATTGTTATCTAAGGTCCACGTGTCCACGCACTTACGCGTTACGTGATTGGAGAATTTATTGTGCTTCATATTCATTGCATCACCCTTCATAGTAGTTATGAGCCGGTTAACCCGCCTCCCTCTCCCTCCATCCAACACCGGATAGAAGGAGAAGGCCACTTATTCACCGTGACGTTACCCCAATAGTACCTTATAAGTAATCGAATATATCGCCATCTCCGATAATATCTTCAATATCGGATAGATCATATTCTTCACCGCTATAGATTAGACGGTCCAATTGTTCGCAGATCTCTTCCTTCGTATCTCCAATCATTGCTCGCCTCCCTCCTCGCAATCGTGGCCATAGGCCCACTCGCCGGCCTCTTCCTCATCTAATAGATCGAAGATGCGGAAGCACTCGCCGCATCTCGCCTTCGTCATTATTTTCATTTTATATCTCCCTTTATTGTCATTAGGTCATTATCTTCATCGTGTTCATATCCACACTCATCACACTTAGCGCTCTCTCCCTCTCCCTTCTCTAATTCGCCTATGGCGTACCATACAGCGTCGATATCTCCCTCTTTTATTGCATCGGCCAATAGTGCCGCAATCTCTTTCCTCTTCATCGCTCACCCTCTCCCTCTCCCGCTTCGTGCTTCTCTTCGAAGCCAACCGGCACTATCTTCACAATACCGGCGGCGATAAGCGCATCTAGTGCATCCATTACGCGGCCACCGCTTCAATTCCGGCGGCGGCGTAGGCCTTTAATAGCGCACGCACGCGGGTTGCGCTTAGATCTGCTTCACCTAGTAATTCACCGGTGGCGGCGTCTATGATCCGCACGTGTTGTTTATTCTTTTGCATTGCTTCACCCTTCGTAGATCCGGCCTAGTTACCGGCCACCGGCCACCGCTTAAACGATGGCCGATAGTCATCCAATTAGACGCACGCCTCCATCGTGCCTATGCAATAACCGGCGTCGCCGGTCCACCATATATGGCCGGAGATCCACCATATAAGCGCAAGGCCGGCGACTATGGCCACCGCACGCACGCGGCGGCCTCTCTTCGTTAGTCGCATCGCCTTAGTTATTCCGGAATACGTGGCCGGAATCGGTAATGAAATAGTCATAGAAAAGATCACGTGCGAATTTTTCCATATCGAAATAACGCGCTAGAAAAGAATTCGGATCTAGGTCACCGGTGGAGGCTAGAAGATCTTCGGCGAAGGCTTCTTCGCTATCCCACTGGCCACAATTAGCCTCTTCGAATTGTTCATAGGTGGCCGATCCTACGTGCGCCACGTATTCGCCGAAGGCTTCTCTCTCTTCTTCCGGCATTGCTTCGATAGTGTCTGCCGCTTCTTCGGCCTCACTAGGTGAGCACTCACCTTCAATAAGGCCTAAATAATTTTCGTGATCGAATACCCAAAATTCATCACCGAAACACTTAACGCATCGTGGCGCAATATAGCCGCCGATATTTTCAAGAGTTGCAAGGCCATTGCCGGTGAGATCCGAAGCGTTAACGCCTTCGATCCACTTTCCGAATAGTTCGCCATTGTTATAGCAACCTAAGCAACCAACCCACGCACGCGGCGTTAATTCTTTCGTGATTGTATTCATTATTTGTTCTCCTTAGATAGTAAAGCGATACCGATTATAAGGGAGGCGCATAGTGATGAAATTAGCGCGATCGCTAGTGTATTTTCTAGCGTTATAACGATGGATGGAATTAGCGTGTAAAGATAGGCCGGCAATAGTGCCGCGATGATAAGTGTTAAATATTTCATTATGCGGACTCCTTAACCATTTCAACAATAAGATCTCTTTGTGCTTTTGTAATCTTCGCAATTAGATCTATTTCATAAGGGAATTGTGTTGCGTATAGTGCTTCTTTCATTGTCTGTAATTCGCTAACTGTAAACATATTAGATCTCCAATCTAGATGCGGCCGGTGTTGGCCACTGCCTCAATTATGGGGTCATTACCCCAATATATGCAAGCCTATTTTGAAACTATTTTGCCACCGTGTCGCCGGTTAACACTTTCGAAGCGTGGCGGGTATTTCATAAGTAAGAGAGAAGAGAGAGGATAGACGATGGAAGCGATGACGCGGGCAGAATTGGAAGCGATCCTAGAGGCGCTTATGGCCTTAGATCCGGAGGCGGCGGGATGGCCGGAGGCCCGTATAGATCTTCATTGTTCGTTATGGAATAGGGCCGCAGAAGCCATCGAAGCGCTAGACGTGGAGGCCGGCCGGATATGGCTTAGGGATAACCAATAGGGCCCGCGGGATCATTGTTTAAGAGCGTGCTCCGGAGATGCTAATAATCTGCCGGAGATCTAGTAAGCCCGCCCCGCTTAACCAACCGCCAACCGCGCCCCATAGGGGGTGGGGGCAAGCCTAGACGGGCAGAAAACCGACCCCCCGTTGCTTAAACTCAGCGCGGGTGGTACTGTGTACCCATCTAAAATATATTTCCTAAAGTGAAATGGTGATCTAGTAAAACCGCAGGTCAGCTATTAAAAACCTGTGATGTCTATCACAAATATAAAGTATTTTTTAACAACACGGGAAATGAGTTAAATTTCCTGCCTTCTATATAGTAGGGGCTGTAAGCAGGGGAAGCCCCGAATGGTGCGCTACGCTACCGCTCCGCGAGTCCCCTAAGGACGAGCTAGCCTTTACCCCTCACTTCGCTGTGGCTCGTTCGGGCGCTAAGCCCGACCAGTACCTGCAGTCGCAGGTTTTAGTTGGGATAGGTCTATCGTAAAACGATAAGACTTAAAACAAGAATTCATAACTTACCTAGCCGGTAAGGTTATTAATCTTGTTCATAGTTCTATCAAATTCCTAAGCCGGTATTTTATTAAAAACATCCTCAAGCCGGTATAAACGAAGAAGGCATTCCGCGCCATCCGGCGCTTTGAGGAGATATACGTGGCAGAGAATTCCGCCGACATAGCCAAGAGAATTATCCTTGGCTGTGTAGCAGAGGGTATGACCATAGAGCAAGCCTGCGCTTCAGCCGGTAAGTCTATGAAGACGTATGAGTACTACCGTCGTACCGACAAAGTATTTACAGATAAAATTGATCGTACCCGCCTCGGCCTAAAGGACAAGTCCTTTGCCTCAGGCGATGTCCACGATATCAGCTTTGAAGAATTCCGTGAGCGCTTCTTGCACTCCAAGACTTTCGCCCATCAGAAGAACATCGTAGATGTCATCGAGGGCAGACCGCCCGGCTGGTTACACCCCGCTATGAAGTACGAGCCAGGTGTTGCCAATAACCGCATCCTCATTAACATCCCGCCAAACCACGCCAAGTCTATGACGATAACCGTGGACTACGTAACGTGGATGGTTGCCCAGAACCCGAACTTTAGAGTCTTGATTGTATCCCAGACTCAGCGACTAGCGGCAGACTTCCTCTACGCTATTAAGCAGAGATTGACTCACCCGATGTATGAGCAGCTCCAGCAGGCATATGCTGCTGGTGTCGGCTTTAACTCTAAGTCAGCATCGTGGCAGGCAACCCGTATCACCTTCGGAGATGAACTCCGTGAGTCTGGTGAAAAGGATCCAAACATTGAAGCCGTCGGTATCGGCGGTCAGATTTACGGCAAGCGTGCAGATATGATTATTGTAGATGACGCAGTTACTTTAAGTAACGCCAATGACTTTGAGCGACAGATTAAGTGGCTAACGCAGGACGTCCGGTCCCGCCTTAACCCAACAGGTAAGTTAATTATTATCGGTACCCGCGTAGCCTCTGTAGATTTATACAAAGAACTACGCAACGAAGATAGATACCCAGGCGGCTTAGTCCCTTGGACATATCTAGCAATGCCAGCGCTTTTAACGGCTGATGAGAACCCCGACAAGTGGGAGACTTTGTGGCCTGCATCAGATGCACCCTTCGATGGACAGGCTGAATCCGATAAGGATCCAGTTACTGGATTATACCCACGCTGGTCAGGCCGCAACTTATTTAATGAACGCCAATCAATGGATGCCTCAACGTGGGCATTGATCTACCAACAACAGGACATATCAGATGACTCTGCTTTTGACCCTGTATGTGTTCGTGGTTCGATTGATGGAATGCGTAAGTCGGGTCCGTTAACTGCTGGTCACCCTGGACATCCGCGAGATCTTAACGGCTTTAGTATTATCTGTGGGCTAGACCCTGCAATGATTGGCGATACTGCAGCTATCTGCTACGCAGTAGACCGCAGTACGAATAAAAGATACATCGTAGATGCTATCAAGATTACTCGTCCATCCCCTGCAGCAATCCGTAACTTAATATTTGACTGGACCTCTATCTACTCACCTTCTGAGTGGATTGTAGAGAAGAACGCTTTCCAGTCCTTCCTTACACAAGATGAAGGTATCCGTCAGCACCTAGCAACACGTGGCGTTCAATTCAAGGAACACCATACCGGCTCTAACAAATGGGATACCGGCTTCGGCGTAGCCTCTATGTCTAGCCTTTTTGGTACCAAGCAACACGATGGCAAGCACCATCGAGATAATCTTATTCACTTACCTTCAGATCAGACTGAGAATGTCAAGGCTTTGATAGAGCAATTGATTACGTGGTCTCCTACTACTAAGGGTAAAACCGACTTAGTAATGGCGCTGTGGTTCTGTGAAATCCGCGCCCGTGAGATGCTCAACTACGGCAAGTACTCAAAGCATCACCTAGCAAACCCATTCCTTTCTCGTCACGAGATAGGCAAGCGAACAGTTGTCAACCTAGATGAACTATTCGCAGAGCAAAACAAAACGTTCATCTAAGGAGACCATAATGGCTAAGACAATGATTAAGAAGTCAGATATGAAGTGCAAGAAGTATGGCAAGTCAAAGAAAGCGTGTAAGTGCTAATGAAACCAACATCTAAGCCAAAGCCAGTAGCACGTAAGAAGTCCACCCCAGCACCTATGCCTGTAAAGCCAAAGGCTAAGCCAAAGACTCTTAACGATTTTCTTAAAGAGGGTAAGCGTCCTCCAAGCAAAAACAAAAAAGGAATACTTTCAAGTCCTGATGTAATCATCAAGGGATACAACGACAAGAAGTCTAAAGGAATGAAATAATGCCAGCACCATTAGTAGGATTAGCAGTAGGAGCCGCAGCACGTGCTGTCGCAAAGAAGGTTGCAGGTGACGCTGCTAAAAAGGTAGTAAAAAAAGCTGTTCCTAAAGCCGTTAAGCGTGCTGCTCTAGTTGCAAAAAATAAAAAGTCAGCTAAGAACAATATGAAGATTGTAAACAAAGTTGCCGACCTTCAACAGAAAACCAAGGCAGAAACTATTGCAAAGAATAGCGTTAAAGTAAAACGCGCTACTAGCGCTGCAGATCGTCTTGAAAAAAATGCTATGTCAAAATCCAAAGCAGATACAGCGAAATCAGGTGCTTGGGCTAAATATTCAGCAAGTCAAGTTGCCCCTAAAAAACCTGCAAAAGTAATTAAAATTAAATCCAAGTAAGGACCCCACTTGTTATCAGTCAAAGAAGTTGACGCGAAACTATCGCGCTTAAAGACACGCTCATCAGCGCGTGACCAGCGTATGCGCGATGTTCTCTCCGTGCGTCAAGGTGATATCTCTAAGGTATTTCCTTCAATGTTTTCAGAGGACTATCCAAAGCCTCTCGTCGCTAACT